ACAATAGTAACGATATGTACATCTACAACGCGTTGAGAGCATGGGCGGATTTAATCTATAATCCATTAACTGGTCGTCAAGGACTAAAAACTGACTATGCGGATGCAAGCATTCAAGTAACTCAGTTTAACAGAGCAGGTTTAATCTTTAGAGATTTCATGTTCTCGCCAGTATTCATTGGACCAAGTAAAATGACTGAAACTGCACTTGATTACACAAGTGAAGGTATCTATAAGTTAACTGCACAGTTCACAGCGGATTCTTACACCGAATCAAGAATTGGACAGTAAAAATAATCATCTATAAAAGTATGGACATGTTCAACACTAAAGACCGACGTAATCCTTCGATGGATGATTACATGGATCCTAAGAAACCTAGTTTCGGAGGTCCAACCTCAAAGAAAGACTTTGATACATCAAAACGAGAAACACTAAAAGGCTATCAACGAGTTGTTGACCGAAACGCCGATTTTGAAGGTGGAAAATTTAACCACAATTATGACCCAACCTGGAAGGCGGTAACTCGTGACCTAATTTCAAGAACGGCAAAGAAAAAACCATTTAACCCAATGTACGCAAAACAAACAATTGCAACAGTTAGCGCTGTTGAAGAAGGAAAAATACTTCGCTTTGACCAATTTCTTAACGAAGACTTTAACATGTTCGCTGAAGCGGAAGAAGAAATGCCAGAAGACGATGACGCTATGATGTCTGACGATGATGATATGATGTCTGACGAGCCAGTAATCAACGAAGAACAATTAGCCACTTTAATGGAAGAATTTGGAGATGACCTTAATGACGTCATTGAAGATATCGCTGAAAAGATGGAAATGACAAAAGAAGACATTTGCGATCTAGTATGTGCAGCGGTTAAGAAACTTTGCACAGAAGAAAGCGATGAGGACGAAAACGAAGAAGATGATGACGCTATCGGAGACGATGAAGAAAACGACGAGGACGAAGAAAACGCATAATTAGAGAATGATCAAGTTATTTGAACAATGGTTAGCTGAGGAAGCTATGGAGACTGCTCCAAACACTGAGGAGCCTACTAAGACTGAGAAGACTGGGTCATATACTCTAGACATCACAGTTGACGGACAATCTTTTGAAGTTGAAGGAACTAGTGATAGTGAATTCACAAATAAGGAGATGATTTCTTTCAATGTAATTAAATCAACTAATCCGAGCATCAACTCTGGTGCAATCATTTCGATTTCGCCAAAAGCGGATAAGGATGGAGATTTTGACATTGTTGCGGTTAATGACCAGAACAAACCAGAAGATGCATTAATTTATTCAGGAAAGGTTAAGAAATCTAAAATGTAACTTTAATCTAATAAAACTCAAAAGGGGCTTAATGCCCCTTTTTTATTGTCTCTACTCCAGAAAGTTCTCCAATTTCAAAATCACCGTCTATCAATTTAGGAACGAATTCTATTGTTGCATACGCGGTATTTAGAAACTTAATTGTGTTGTTTATATTGCTAACGCTGAGCCCAGCATTAACGTAAATTATTCGATTGTACTTGCGATTCCTAACATTGATTGCTTTATCAATTAATTTCTTGATCTCATAGTTTATTAGGAACGCCTGGATTTTATTTGGCACAAGAATTTCATGGTCGAACTTTTCCTTTATTATTTTATTCACATTCAGTAAATAATCGCATTTCTGCTTTTTATTAAAAGCCTGAATGAATTGTTTTTGATCTCTTACGAAAACAATTTCAAGCTTTCTTTCTAATATATCGATCATAGGGTTTCTGGGTCAATTTTTTTAACTTCAATGCCAGCCCTTCTTAAGAAGTCAAGGCCTGCAATGTCTCGGTATTCTTCTAAATAGACAACTCGCTTGATTCCTGCCTGTAAAATTAATTTGCTGCAATCCGTGCATGGAGAGTAAGTAATATAGAGAGTAGCACCGTCGCTACTTTGTGTTGATTTGGCAACCTTAGCTAAGGCATTTGACTCAGCGTGCAAGACGTACCATTTAGTTTGATATTCTTTAAATGAGCCATCCTCATGGTTTATCGCAATCTCACATTCATTTTCAAAACCAGAAGGGGTTCCATTGTAACCATCCGCAATGATTGTGTTGTTCTTTACGATTAGGGCTCCAACCTTTTTACGAATTGCATGAGAAAGACCTGACCAGGTTTGGGCCATCTTAATGTAGGCAATATCGATTAGATGTTGGCGCTGTACGCTAGTTGAATTAAATGACATTCTTATCCTCTTTTAATTTTTCAAAAATCCATTTCAAAAGATCGTTATCTTGTTGAAATAATATAAGTTCATCAGTTTGGCCAGTAGATGCCGCAAATACAATATTAAAATCTTGGCTTGATGAACCGTCTATGTCTATTAAATCAGTAGCGATTGATGGTAATTTGACTGGAATAAAGTCCGAATTAATCATTCTTTGAGCTAGATCATAATGTCGATCATAGACATGATATGAATTTGCAACATGAGTGTAAGTGCCAATCTCAAGATCCGGATAAATTTCCTTTAGATGAGCATGAATCTGCATTTGCAAAGAACAAAAGAAGGCAACGTCGGTTGGAGTACCCCAAATTGCATCATTACTTCTCATATAGACGCTCATGTATAACTTATTTTGACGAATATGAAGATTTGCATACATTGTACATACAAAATCCTTATTGGTCAAATACTGGTGAGCGGGTTTGTTAAAATGAAGAATTGCCTGTCTTGTACTAGAATCATTCATTAAACTCTGAATTGCCCATTGGTACTGAGTAAAACCGTATTGGTTCTTTTCATTGAAAATCAGGTTACCGTATGCTGAGTTTGCTGTGCCATCTGGGTTTTGAATGGTTTCCCAGAACTTTGCCCATTTTGAAATGAAAGCTACATCATTTCGGCCAGCATAGTACCATAAAAATTCGGCAGCAATATACTTTTGCTGAGAACCTCTAACTTCATTATCATATAGACACTGAGTTGGATCCTCAACTACTATTGCAACATCAAGCAATTCTTTATTTGTTGTGCCCCTAGCATTGTTAACCATGCCGTTCGCCAATAGATATTCTATTGAATGTTTATATGCTTGTGCAAAAGTGTGCCCTGTAAATGTAATCATAATTCGGAAATAATACTATTCAAATATAATACTAAGAAAATGAAAAAAGGTTAGCCTAAACGATTGTTAGGTCAGAAAAATGATCAGTATTTTCAACCTGGATCTTGGTATCAAAATACTCTTCAGGTAAAGGATCATGAGAAATCACGAAAACTGTCATATTGTACTTTTTGGCAAAAGTTTTTAAAAGATCAACTACTCTAAATATTGAATCAACGTCTAATGATGAGAACACCTCGTCCAAGAAGAGAAGATTCACCTTATTGTGCTTTAATTTAATTAGCTCTAATATACAGAGTAAAACAATTAGATTCATTTTCTTTTGTTCACCAGCGGATAATGAGTCTGGTGAAACTTGCATGCCTAAGTGAGTTATTATCGGATTGAACTCTAGATCAAACTCGAATGAGAATTTAAACTCTAAGACTTTAGCAGTCTTTAGTATTTTTTTATTCAACAATGGAATGATTTGACTCATTAGCATCTTTTTCATACCGTTATCGGATAGGATCATTTCCATCTCTTGGGAAACTTTTAACTTTTCCTGTCTTTCAGATAGACTAGTGCTAGATGTCTGGATCTCTGCCTTGATATTGTTAATGACCTCAGTTAAATGCTTGTCTGATGTCCGGTTACCCTGTCTGCTTAGATCAGCAATTTCACGTTTAACCGAAGTTATTTGAGCATCAATTTGATAGTATTTGCCCTTTGCTTCGCTCGATTCAGTTTCGACTAACGATAAGTCTTTTTCATGGGATTTAATTCTTTCTGAAATTGCAGGAAACGCTGATTCTTGTTCAGTTTTTTTTGCAACAAGTTTATCTTTGATTTGAGAATGAACTTCATCAGTTAAATCAGAAAGACAATGGGGGCACTTGTTCTTATTGTAAATGTCCAACTTCTTTTGAATTTCAGAAATGTTAACTCTAACTGTGCTCAGTTTATCCTGTTCAGCTCTAACGCTCTGCCTAATTTCAGAAATTTTACCTGAAAAACTACTTGCTGCGGTATGCGCCTCTTTTTTATCAGTGGATAACTGCTCAAGTGCCTCGTTTAATTCTGAAATTTTTGCATCATTACTCGTTTTTATTTCAGACTTTAGGGCTTCAAGTTGAGAGATTGAGGATTCTAATAATCTTTGGTTACTTGAAATCGCTGATTCAAGAGGTGCAATATCTCCTTTAATCTTTTTAGACTCTTCCTTTGCAACCTTAGCCATATCATTAACTATATCTAGTCCAAATATCTTATCGATGATTTGACGTTTATCGGCTGGGCTAAGTTTAACAAAGCTCTTGAAATCATTAACCGATAAGCTGATAGTATTTGAGAAAACGTTAAACGGTATCTTAGTCAATTCATCTTCAATAAATTCATCGACTCTGCGTTTATCAGGCAAGTTATATTCAACTCCATCAATTGAAAGCTTGGAAAAGTTAGGTTCAAGGCCTCTTTCGATATCAATAAGTTGACCATTTCCGGTAACGAATTTAATTTGAGTATAGGCATTCTTGTTGATTCGATTAGGGATTTCCTTGGTCTTGCGAATTGCAGATTTACCATATAGTGACACAGTCAACGCATCAGAGATTGAAGATTTGCCACTACCGTTTTTACCTTGAACTAGGATTAGTCGAGGCTCGTCTGTAAACTTAAATGTTTGTAATTTATTGCCGTATGAGCAGATGTTTCTAAAGGAAAATTCTTGTATCTTCATGATTAAAAGTATGTAAGTTCGCGGTTTGCAGCGATATCCTGAGTTGTATAGAACTTATACAACTTAGAATCACTATCGTATTCCCAAGTAAGGTTAGGCATGTCGCTTCGACGATAAAGAGACCCGAATCCCAACAGGATTGCATGTGAAACCACACTTAATAGTTTAGTTGGATTGGCAACCTCAATCAGAAGCGCTTTAAATTGTTCAGTAGTTATTAGGCCTCGGTCCAGTCTCTCCTGTAAGTCAAGATCGGCAATCTTAGCTGCGAATTGCCTCTCCTTTTCAATTCCGTCTGGGTTAACGAATAGTTTTTGACTTAGGCTAGGGTCATTCTTGTCAATTAGGATTTGAATCTTTTGACTTACTGGCAGCCAAGCACAAAATTCAACGATTGAATCTCGATATAGTGGAGCATTCGTAAATACTCCAAACTCCTTATCATTGATTGGCTTTACGTAAAGGGTATTTAATATCTTTGGTGCTTTACTCATGTGATCCTTCTTGTTTTACTGAGTTATGAATCTCAACGAACTTTCTGGCAAGATCAGTCTTAAAGGTTTGAGAATAGTCTTTTGATTTAATAAAGCTCTTGAAAATATCGATTACATTGAATTGATCTTCAGGATTAAAATCTGAGCCAGTCGCGTCTTCTTTAACTTGGTCAACGTAAGTAAAGAATTCAATCTTTCGGTGAGTTGACTTAGAGACGGCTTCAATGAATCTGGTAACTGGAAATTTATTTACGAAATTAACACTTATCATTACATCAACAAAAGCGTTATTTAGATTTGAGACCACTTGTTCTACTGGCATCTCTAGCAATTCGTAAATATCGAACTTCTTGTAAACTGGTGATTGTGTATTCTCAATGAATCTTTCAGCAATTGAGTCTTCAGTAAGGGTCAATTCGTAAAAGCCTTTAACGTTATCTCGGTCTCCACGATCCATTTGATACGGAGTTCCGGTGTAGAGTACGTTTTTAAATTCTTGACGATGATGAATATGCCCAGCATAGACTCTTTTATATGAGCCTAGCATATCCACTTCAATTCCATGCTCAACCTTTGTCCATTTGTTGAAGCGAAGTCCCTTAATGTCTGCATGGCAAACAATATACTCGCAAAGATCTTGATGATCAGTTATAATTTGATTTATTCGGCGAACGTCCTCAACCCAAGGTAACATTAAGAAATTATGAGTTCCGTTGATTGTTAGAATTTCAGGATTTTCAAAAACATGAATGTTGTCAGCGATATGAGATATTGACTTAAGTGAGTGAACTGCATTTCTATCTTTGTAATACACATCATGGTTTCCAATGATTATGTAGATTCCGCGCTTAAACTTCTTAGCCAATGCCTTAAATATGGTCAAGGCCTCATCGTGAATTCTAACATTAATCGATTCTCTGGAATGGAAAATGTCCCCTTCTAAAAAGAGGATGTCTCGGTCTTCGTCAAAATCTTCATCGATCTTTGTTAATAAAAAGTCCAGTAGAAAGTCCTTTTGTATTTGAAGCCATTCTACTGAATTGTTTTTTATACCAAGATGAAGATCTCCAACTAACGTTATTTTTCGAATATTTGTGAGTTTCATTTAGAATATTTTATAGTTCTTGCCTGTGTTGTCTAAGAATCCGTACTTATTGTTTAATTCTACCAATAAAATCTCCTTATTATCATAAGTTAACTGGTCAAATATCTTTTTGTACTCCATGTTTATTAAGGACGAGATTGAATCAAGCACATGGATTGGATTTATGAAGACGTTTCCAGTTGCACCAGTCGCCAACCCTAAATTTAGAATTTCAAATAGTTCGTTGATTTCAGGTTTAGTGAATTTCTTTTTGTCTGGTTCATTTCCGAGGATGTCCTTCACCCTTAGATTGGTTTTAATGAATTCATATATGTCTCGCTGAACGATCTTAAGGTCGAGGCTCTCTGCGAACCTTTGTGGATCGTACATGTGGTAATCTGGAGATCCGCTATCTAGCTTTAGCTCAGAAGTACTGGCTCTCGGAGCACCTTCTTCTTCATCGTCGGTTGTGTCTAGTCCAAGATTATAGGTGTTATTGAAGATCTTATCGGTCTTCTTTAGATCAGCATAAGCAGACTTACGTCTTTCAAGTTCATCGTCATCGTACTCATCAGTCAATCGATGGTCGTCTGATAGTTCAGCATCTCTTTCAAATAAAAAGTCTTCATCTTCATGATAATTTAACGACTTAACATCGTCATCGTCTAAGTGGTCTTCATGTTGTCTAGGCATCACAGTATTTGTGTTTTTTAAATTGAATTTAGCAAGTCATCGTAATCGCTTGGCGATTTGTATTGAGGTGCAGGTCGGCTCAGAGCCTCTTCCATTGTAATTAAGTTTGGAGGTAAAGTTGTTGTATGGACTGTATTGTATTGAGTTCGCATTTGATTTTCAAGAGACTGAGTGTCATCATCATCCGAATAGAATTCAGAAGCTGGATCGTTTTCTTCAGTTAACTTAGCAAATTCATAACTCATTCGGTACATTTTAAAACTTTCGGTGTATCCTCCATCTCGATTCGCAATTAACTTAATCTTCATACGCTTCTCCATTGGGCCTCTAATCAAGCCGAATAGAGAATCTACTGTATGCACTAAACCGAAAGATTCGGCAATGTCTGACATGCTTAAGTCTTGATCATCTACTGCATCTCGTTTGATTTGAGTTGCGGTAATAATACACCACTCGTTTCGGATTGCAACGGCTCTTAACTCTTCTGAGATTACTTTAATCTTTTCATAAGTGTTTCCCTGTTCTCGCATAGGTCTCATCAAGTTGATGTAGTCAACCACGATTACCGTGAATTTCTTTCCAGTATTTTGTTGAACTTTTAGAAAGTAGTTTTCAACATCAATTGCTGAAGCTGTTCCAGTAGGAAATTCTTTTACAATCAATTCTCCAAGAGTAGGAACGGTCTTCTTTAAATTAGCCATTTTACTCGCAACTTCAGCAGTTTGAGTATTATCCAACATTGAGTCGTAATCCTTAAATGGAATGTCTAAGATCATAGAGCCTAGACGTTTCATGTACTTTCGGTCAGATAATTCAAGAGTCGCGATTCCAACATTACAGCCAGAAACGAATGCTCTACCTGCAATATTTGAAAGCACCATTGATTTACCTACCTTAGGTCGACCTTGAAAAACAACTAGAGTTTTTGGGTTCCAACCTCCACCTAATGTCTTATCGAAAAACTTAAATCCAGTAGGATTACCAATCTTTGATAATTGAACGTGATCTACTGGATTAAAGAAATCTAGGCCAGACTCAGCATTCGTGAAGGATACGTTTAATTTCTCATTGAATTTTTCCCTAACTTCATTGGTTAT